GGAACATCCAATGTAGCAGAGGATGAGGCAGTACCTGCAGCTACTACTGCGACGGGAACATCCAATGTAGCAGAGGATGAGGCAGTACCTGCAGCTACTACTGCGACGGGAACATCCAATGTAGCAGAGGAGGCGGTAGAGCAGGATGTGGCGGTGACCGAGGCAGCGGCGGTTAATAATTGCGATGATGTTGATTATTTAGATAAATTTGGTGATAGTCCTCCCGGGAAAAGCGAATGGTTAGAAAAATGGAATGAAAGACCAAGATGGTTTAGATCACACTATACAACAGCAATTCTTGGTGATGATATTGCTATAGATGAGGAACTTCGTAATAAAATAATATCAAAAATTGATAAAGATTTTATATGGATAAAACAAAAAAGGAGACGTTCTTGTATCGGACTTCATCAGTTGAAGTCATTAAGGTTGGTTGTTCAAAAATTGGCAGGAATTTTAAAAAAAACAAATTTAGAGGCTTATAACAAATTAGATTTGATAGATAGTTCTGATTTTTATAATAATAAAAATGATGTTGAACTTTTTATATTAGTAAAAGTCATTCATAAAAATATAGATAAAAAGAATTTAGATGAGTTGAATACCAACGAAACATCTGCTATAACTTATATTAATGATACAGACATACCAGTTATAACTAAAGATACAAATACAATTGATAAACTATTGGATTTATTACCCCAAATTCAGCAAGGTGGCGGAGAACTTAGTGAAACTGCTGACATTTGGCACAAAATGGGAGACGATGGTTCTAAAGCGAAGATAAATGTAGATAATATACAAGACTTATTACAAACTTACAAGAGTAACTCCCTATATAAGACAGTAATAGATGCTATTAAAAAATACGAGGAAACATATAGCAAACCGTATCAACAGGGGGGTGCGGATGCATGGGAGAGGGGGGAGGGAGGTGTGGGGCCAATTGAACAAAAAATATACAGTCTATATCAGAGTAATTTAGGAAATGAGAGGGTTCCTCAAAACATTTTCCTTAAAATGTTGAGAACTGGTGACCCAGCCCTGCTTAATATAGTGAAAAAAAACAATCTTCATAAAAAAAAGCACCCTCTTTACCAATGTGGCTCTAAACGAATTAAGTTAAAGCGTTCTAACCACGACCAAAAATGGGGGTGTCATTTTAAGGATAATAATAATAAGGCAGATTATTGTGAACCTGATGAAACAAATACTCGCTGTAAAGAAAAGAATCTAGATCAGATGCGCTTAGTACGCCGTAAACTAAGTGATATTTGGAACACAGCAAGACAAGCCAAACCTCTTAACGCAGAGCAACGACAACAAGCTCTTGGGGCTTCAAGATTGGCAACAGGTGTCACGGCCGCGGGATCATCGGTTCACGATGGGAAACTTGTTCAAAATAACGATACAGATGCTTTAAGTGAACTGGTGGAAAATGAAAAAAAGTACTTGGGGCAAAGAGTACAACAATTGGAAAATCTCGCACTAAATCCAAATAAAATAACTTCGGGTCTCAAAGTCGTTACTACAGATGAAGTTAAAACACAGATAGAAAAGACCACAGGCACGTCCGAAGAGAAAACAGCACTAAAACAAGGCGAGGAATCTTTGGAAGTATTAACCAAAAGAACCGATGCCACAATTCAAAAAACACACGCGAAAACAGCCAAAGAGAGGAAGGATGCAGAAGAAGCGATGCGGAACGCCGAGAATGCTCGTCTTAAGTTACAGGCCAAACGCGAGGCAGAGGAGCAGGCGCGGCGGGAGGCGGAGGAGAAAAAAGAAGCGGCCAAGCGCGAGGCGGAGGAGAAAAAAGAAGCGGCCAAGCGCGAGGCCGAAGAGCGGGCCAGGCGTGAGGCGGAGGAGAAAAAAGAAGCGGCCAAGCGCGAGGCCGAAGAGCGGGCCAGGCGTGAGGCGGAGGAGCAGGCTAAGCTTGAGGCCAAGGAGCAGGCTAAGCGCGAGGCGGAGGAGCAGGCCAATCGCGAGGCGGAGGAGCAGGCTAAGCGCGAGGCGGAGGACAAGGCGCGGCGCGAGGCGGAGGAGAAAAAAGAAGCGGCCAAGCGCGAGACGGAGGCAAAAGCAAAGCGCGAGGCGGAGGCAAAAGCAAAGCGCGAGGCGGAGGCAAAAGCAAAGCGCGAGGCGGAGAAGGCCAAGCGTCAAAAACTTGCCGATGCAGCTGAAAAAAGGTTAGCCTTGGTAGAAACTTTAAAAAAATCCAATCCTAATGATATTATAACAGGATGCGGTGAGACACTATTAATAAAATATGTAAATGTTCTAAGTGGTGGTGGCGAATACGATATTAACTTATTTAGCATAGAAGATACCAATAGTCATCTTAATACTTCTTTAGAAAAGGCTAATATGGTTAGTGAAAAGGTCAATGATATTGTAGAAAAAATGGATACATTATCAATTGATTCCTCGACAAAAGATAAACTATATTCTATTCAAGATGCAATGAATACTAATATATTAGTTGCACAAACCGTACAAGATACAGGATTTAGTCAAATAGACACCTATAATATTAATAAAATGCTAACCTCAATGAATAGTATGAGTCTTACAACTAATAAACTTATTAAAGATATAAATCCCTTATTAAACCAAAATGATATTTTAAAATACAACACATCTGATAATGATTGTAATGGTAATATTAACTGTTTGGCAAACAATGCTATTTCTGTTAATAAACTACACGTAGATAATGTACGGGAAATGTTATTTTCTTGATGAAACCTAATTATTTATAAATTTGATATCAAAATATAAATTTTTATATTAAATATAAAAAAAATGTCAGTGACCAACTCCGTTTTCTCCAGAAAGGTAAAGACCATTGCTACAGAACTTGCTTCTAAGTCACCTTGTCTTCACAAACACGGTGCTGTTATTACACGTGGAAATAGAGTGATAGCTACTGGATATAATACGAATGAGCGTACAAGTTTTCTTGGAAAACACGACTGTTGTATGCACGCTGAGATGGCAGCTGCTTTACAATTCATGAACTCTGTTGTGCTTAAAAATAAAAAAAGGTACTGTTTTTAACAAGACGAATAAACGACACAACACACATAATGCATTATACGATCTAAAAAAATATGTAGTGTGGTGTGTCCGTAATTCAAATGATAAGAGTAAATCATTTGAAGATATGAATTTAAATTCGGGACCGTGTCATATTTGTGTAACAAGGCTTCTAAAATTAGGTTTTCAAAAGATGGGGTATAGTGATAATCATGGGAATATGCTTATTGTAAAATTATCAGAATATAATAAAAATAATAAACATTTAAGTGGATCCCAATTAAAATGTATGAAAAATATTACTATATGATAATTATGGTAATAACCATTTAAATATTTTTTATGTTTATATTACATATGAGTGCATTTAATCTAAAAACAGGCGATATCTTATTATTTGATATCCAAGAATATGGACTAATGGGTCTATTTAATAAAGCGATTAAGTATTTTACACATAGTAATTATTCTCACGTAGCGTTTGTATTAAAAGATCCTTCTTTTATTCACCCTTCCCTAAAAGGATATTACATATGGGAGTCTAGTTGGGAAGGCTCTCCTGATCCTCAAGATGGTGTTACTAAATTAGGCGTACAAATTACCCCCTTTGATGAAATATATAACAAATGTAAAGCAAATAATAGCTCTATTTTTGTCCGACGTGTTCAATGTTCTCCCAATATATTCAATGATACTATATTATCCCAAATTCACGATGTTGTATACAAAAAACCTTACGATATTGTACCCTCCGATTGGATTCAAGCTCTTGACCGCACAGATAATACACCACAACAAACAGACCGTTTTTGGTGCAGTGCTCTTGTGGGATATATTTATACTAAATGTTCATTACTAAATAGTTCTACAGATTGGACTATATTAAGACCAAGTGATTTTTCTGTTAAATATAATAATATATTAAATTGGAATAGTCCTAATAAGCTATCTAATATAGAAGAACAACTACTGTAATTCGACTTATTATAAACTTAATAATTTATATCGTTCTAAATAATATAAATTTGATATCTATTTAAATATTAAATCTATATTAATAAATAATGCCACCTAAACTTGTCTCTAAAAACAAAGTTATTAAGTTTAAAAAACAGGAGGTAAAGACAGTTTTAACAAAACGTGGGTACTCTATCATAAAACAATTTTTAACATTACAAGAATTAGAATCTTTAAAAAAAGAACTAACTGTGAAACCATACGTAAATGAAGAGTATGGTGCTTCTCCTGAACCATACCCAATTTACTTAGAGAGTAATAAAAAATTATATATTCCTAAACATATTGGTTTTAAAGAATATGGCGAACCTGATCAAATAAAACTCACAAAGGGATTTGCTATAGACCTATCATTTAAAGGATCATTGCGCGACAAGCAAAAGCCTATTATTAATGCATTTTTAGATAGTTGTAAAGATGGTCCCTTTAAAACCCATTCTAAAGGCGGAATTATTAGTGTTCCTTGTGGTTGGGGAAAAACAATAATGGCGCTATATCTAATTTCTATTCTTAAAAGAAAAACAATAGTTATTGTACATAAAGAGTTTCTGTTAAATCAATGGATAAAAAGAATTGAAGAATTTCTACCAAATGCTCGTGTAGGAATATTGCAAGCAAGTAAAGTCCAAGTAGAACAAAAAGACATTGTAATAGGAATGTTACAAAGTCTATCCTCCAAGGAATATGATGTAGATAAGGTTTTTGGAGAATTTGGCTTTGTAATTGTCGACGAATGTCATCATATAGCAGCAGAAGTATTTAGTCGATCTTTGCCCAAGGTAAATTCATATTATTCATTAGGATTATCTGCTACACCTAAAAGGGCAGATGGTTTGTCCCACGTTTTTGAATCATTCCTGGGCCCCATGGTATATAAGGTTGCCAAAAGAGATGATAAACTTGTTAGAGTAAATGTAATACGTTATAATGATGACAATGAACAATACAAGAAAGAGGAATTATCTGCCTATGGTAAAGTATGTATTCCTAGACTTATTAACAATATTGCCGGAAATGTATCACGCAATATACTGATTAAATCTATATTAAAACAATTGGTAAAAGAAGGAAGGCAGACTTTGGTATTAAGTGATCGAAGAAATCATTTAACAGAATTATTTAAGCTTGCTTCTGAATTTACAACAGTAGGATATTACATAGGTGGTATGAAACAGGCTGAATTAGATAAGTCAGAACAAAAATCAGTTATTCTGGGAACATACCCCATGAGTTCAGAGGGTTTGGATATACCAACACTTGATGCTGTTATTTTTACAACTCCAAAATCAAGTATAGAACAATCTATTGGAAGAATCACTCGAAAGCAACATATTAATACTCCTGTCGCATATGATTTAGTAGATAACTTTTCATTATTTCCAAGACAGTTTGATAAACGACTTAGAGTTTATAAAAAACTGGAATACGATGTATATGAATTGCCTATTGAAGTTAAACAGCATACAACTGAATCTGATATAGACTATCAACTAACACTCAGTTATACACAAATTCCTACTAAAAAATCTAAGAAATCTAAAAAATCTAAAGAAATTGTTAATATTCAAGAAGATGTTTGTGAAATTAACTCTGACATTGAGTAATTCTAAGATCAATAATTTATTAGTATATAAAAACTATGTCTGAAGAAAAAAAACCTGTCAAACCAAATAAAATTCCTGTATGGCATTCTCAACAAGAACTTATACTAAAAAATTGGTCTGAAATAGGTAGTTCTTATAGATATCTTCACGATAAATCTTATATGAAGTATAACTCACAAAATTTAAGATTTGCCCTTCCAGTTATTGTAATATCGACTATTACGGGTACAGCTAATTTTGCACAAAAAAGTTTTCCCGAAGATTGGGCTGCGTATGTCCCACTTGCTATAGGATTTTTAAATTTAACAGCTGGTCTTATTACTACAATAGCTCAATTTTTAAGAGTTTCGGAATTATTAGAAGGACATCGTGCGGCAAGTATTTCTTACAGTAAATTTTCTCGTAACATATCTGTAGAGTTGTCTTTACCGGTTTCACAAAGAACATCTGATGGATATGATTTTATAGTTAAATGTAGATCTGAATTAGATAGATTAATTGAACAAAGTCCAAATATACCTTCATCACTTGTTAATGATTTTGCTAATAAATTCAAAGAAACCGCTTTTTTCAAACCTGATATTTTAGATATTACACCAGTTGTTATTTATAAGAACGATGAAGAAGCTGAACAACAAAGGCGTAAAATCATATTACAACAAGCCAAGAACGAAAGGGAAGCTATATTAAAAGAGGAAGAGTCCAAAAGACAGGCTATATTAAATGAGTTTAAAGAAGATCAAAATAACAAAAATTTAGAACTGTCTAAAAAATTATCTCAGCTACAAAATCAAAAAAAGGAAACGATTAATATTACATCTGTCAGTGACTCTATGGATAAATTATTGAAAGATCTTGATAATACTAATGGACATATGTCTAATACTTCCCCATCTAAATTATCTGGAAAACTAAACGACTTAATAAATCCTCAAATGTCTAATAAAAAATTAACACGCGTTATTACAGACAAACTTAATATAGATGATGCATACTCTCCCTCATCAAGTGATTTAGATGACGAAGAACACCCTGTTCATTCTAATAATTCCGATTCTCCATCAGTACAAATAGATATAAAGGGCGAAGGTGTTATAGTTAATGATACTTTAAACGATTCGGTAATAAATAATACTACTCAAGACCTATCTATAAATGATACCCCTTTACTTGAAAATGAAGGTTCAAATAACTCTATAGAGGATGGGCCAGCACCTCTAAGCGTATTAGATAAAATAAATTTAAAAAAACAAAAAAGAGACAATAAATTTTATTATTTTGATTTTAAAAAAAAACTAGTTTATAATACCAAATATATTTTAGTAGGTACTCTTGATGATAATGGGAAAATAGATTTTAATTAAAATTATGATATTATTTCTATATCTTCTTCTTTTGTTATTTTTAATATTTGATTTGAATTAAAGTCTTCTCCGAATGCATCAGATAATCCTACATCAGCAAACCATAATTTTTTATTACACATATTATTTAGTTTTTTTTGTGGTGTATGTCCTATAATCATGCCACCGTTTGGCTCTTTTAGATTTATTAATGTATTTTTTAAAAGGTTACAACTATTTTGATCACCATATTTATATTTCCTATTCCATAAAAATCCCTCTGGACCAAATATCATACCCATTTCATCTGAACTAAGCGATTCTCTTGATCGCTCGCCCCTTAATATTTGTCTAATTAAAGTATTTATTTCAGTTATTGATTTATTAGCTACATGTTGTGGTAATATTCCTGCGTGACAAAAAAACCAATTGTTTATTTTTAAAATACCGAACGAATGACACGCTAATAATTTAGCCATATATCCACCTGGTTTAAATAATTGCCTTCTTAAATCTATACCAGTGCTATCCAGATGGGTTTTATGTACATAATTAAAATTTCCTAACATGTTCATTATTTCATGATTACCAATTAAATAATGAACAGCTCCCTTTTCTTTTTGAGCGACTATATCTAGTTGATTTAAATAATCGTAAATATGATATTCTTCCATTGCCTGTGCTTCACTTGAAATACCTCTCCCTCCCTTATCTAAAATATCTCCTAATTGCACGACGTGTGCATCTTTTATCATCCATTTATACCTATTATTTTTATTAATCCCTTTTATAATACCCGCTTTTTTTAAGCTTCGTAGAAGTACATTAAAATCTCCGTGAATATCCCCCACTACATATATTGTATCTATATTAAAGAAAGTATCTATAGGTTTTTTTGAACATGAGTATTGGTTCGTTCTATAACATTCTACAAGTTTATCAATATCAGTCATTATTTATAATATATTTACAAATAAAAAATGTGAGTGGTTATTATCGTCTTACTTGTTACTCAAATATATATAGTGTAATTCTAATTTATAAAGGTTGCTCCTTTCTGTTTAAGAGATTCTTCGTATTTTTTACTAAAAACCCAACCTTGTAAAGTCTTATTCCAATAACCATTATGAAAATATTTCTTATTTGGTTCAATATAATTATCTTTAGAAATTAAAAGAAGCCCCTTTTTATAATGAGAGTATGTATAATTACTTAAGATTTCGTCTGCTTCTTCGTCTCCACTCCATTCAGAAAGTGAATCATCAAAGGATGTATTTTCTATAGTATCAGTACATTTTAATAGTTTATTTAAAAAGTTTTTATTGTCAACAGATGTAATCCATCCCTTTAAAGAATTATTGTAATACAAATTTTTACCGGATGGTAGTTGTATAATCTCCCACTTTTTAAGTAATTTATCAAATTGTATAGAATGTCTTAATAGTATAGATCTATTAGAATAATTACTCAAAGTTGGTTTAAAAATAGAAAGCCATTCTTTGTATAGATAGTGTTTATTAGCTGCTTTTCTTTTTGCATATTCTGTTGCAGAAATAGGTGTATGATTTGTTTGTACAGAAATAATTTTAGACTTATCTAATACTTTAGTAATATCTTCTACTGTTTCAGTTGGTTCTAAATGAAGTTTAATTGTAATTATAGGCATGTTGATGTTATATATTTTTTTACAAATATGTTTATCAAATTTTAATAATAAACATTACTATTATACTTAAGAATTATAATTAACAAATTAAATTATAAATATACTCTAAATATATAAAATAAAATCTTTAAATATTGTATATAATGAATCAGTTAAATGATGTAGTCAAAAATATAGTTCAAGAAACAGAAACTATATTAAATAGAGGCCTCGATAACATATATATTAATACTACTATTAAAGTACTTATTGGTTTATATGCCGGATTTGCCGCACCCAAACTACCTCCTTCACTCGTAAACTTAATGGATAATATATTTGTTCGTATAGGATTTGCTTTTACTATTGTATTATTAGCTACAAGAGATCCATCAATTGCTTTAATGGTAGCAGTTGCATTTATCATAACTCTTCAAACTGCAAATAAATACAGACTCATTAATACCGATCTATCAGTTGCAGCACCTGGCCAAAGTTCTTGGTTACCATCTGCAAAACCCGGAAAACCCCAAACTAAAGAAGACTTTAGTTTATTAAAAGATATTCGTAAAGAGTTAGGTGCAGTAGTCGCAGGTGACCCCGATAACGAAGATTTTCAAAATCCATCAGGAATAGAACATCCTGCATTACAAAAAGCTTCTTCTGAAGATGTAAGTGTAATGAATGCAAGCAATCCTTCTAATAATTTAGAAGATGTACAAACTAATCAAGTACCGGAAGGTTCGGAAGCAACCTGTGCCTTTACAACTCCAGCACAATTTCTAAGTGCTCAAAATAACCAGGTGCCAAATTCTAATCAACAATCTTGCCAATCTACATTTGCTAATCAACACTGTGCTCAAGGATTACAGACAAATGTTCCTAATGGAGCTTCCCAATAATACATTTATAATACTCTAAAGGGTATTGATAATATAAATCCTATTATTGAACTAATAATTCCAAAAATAAGAAAAAAACCCCCTGCAATAGCCCACGCGGGTAGCCATATTGGAAGAGTCAATATGAAAAGTATCCAACTAAGAATCCCACCCGATTTTTTTTTCTTTTTAGCTTCTACAGGTTTATCTGTTGCCATTATATATTCATATAAAGTTATTCAATATATATAGTTTCTAAATACTAATATATAATATAAAGATTTCATATATTATATATTTACCATATAATGGAAACAAATATTTTTTCCCCAATATCATTAAATAATTATAATGAAAAAGAATACGCGTCTTATCCTTATATTGGTTGGATTAAGCCTTGTTTTATAGAATCTTGTAGACAACTGACATCAAAAACAAGTGTAATATATTACAAAAATACCTATTATAAAATTTACTTATGTAAAGACTGTTGTCATCATAAAATGCGGTATAAATTTTTCATAAATACAGTATATCCTTACATAGATAAGAATTATAAACTAATCACTTGAGTCTTCGGATTTACTCCATGGAGAATTCCAAGGCCATAATATATTTCCTAATCCGCTTGGTGCTTTCATTACTGTATTATTTCCAGAAGTTCTCCAATATCTATTATTTCTACGTACATCTAAGTCAGGATTATATATATTATTTAATAAAGTGCTATTGTTTTTTTGAATTTTATTTAACTCTTCTAAATATAATTCCCTGTTTTCATTCAAAAAATCCATATTATGTTTAGATACATCTTTATTTTCTACTAATAAACTTATATATTCCTTTTTATTATCATTCCATTTATTAGAATTATCTTCTAATAATTCTAATATCTTATTAAATTTACAATTTATATCATTATATTCTTTAATAATAGTGTCTAACTTCTTATCCATTCTATTTAATCTATCAGATAACAATGGAGACATCATTATTTCGTGTGTATCAATATTATTAGACATAATGTATATATTAAGATTATAAAATTATAGTAATATTTTTACTATCTTAATTAAAAATGTATTGCACTTATATTTTGTTCTAATTCAAATTGGCGATAAATCATATCTAAGTTATCATGCAATACTTCTTGCTGTATTATATAATTTAAATTTCTTTTTAATAGGCAGTTTTCCGTTCTATCTATATTAAATTTTTTTAATTTAGTAGTAGATGTCTGGGATTTGTGTTCAGATTTGTTATTTAATAAACACTGAACAATATACTCAAGAATATCATTATTTTCAGACATTATCCGTCTTTGTATAAAATGTGAATTTAAAATTGTTTTCTTAAATTTAAAACAAATAAAATTGATTTAAATAATTCAAATCTTATTCTAAGTAAACTATGAAATATTTGGTTGTTGTAGAATCACCCGCAAAAAAAAATAAAATCCAGTTATTTTTAAATACTATTCCTAATCATAGCTTTATTGTAGAAGCTTCTTTTGGTCATATACGTTATTTTGCTAACAAAATAAAATCTATTGATATAAAAAATGATTTTAAACCAACTTATGGAATAATTAAAGAAAAACAAAAAGTAGTTACTAATTTAAAAAAAGTAAAGAAAAAGGTAGATGAAGTTATTATTGCAACTGATCTTGATAGAGAAGGTGAAGCTATTGGATACCACATAATAGAAGTATTAAATTTAGACATGAATACTACTAAAAGAATTTGTTTTAACGAAATTACTAAAAAAGCAGTAGTAGATGCATTTTATAATCATAGAACATTAAACATGGACCTGTTTGAGGCACAACAGGCGCGTTGCATACTTGATCTATTAATCGGTTTCGAAATATCACCACTTCTTTGGAAAGCAATTCAACCTAAATTATCAACTGGAAGATGCCAATCTCCTGCAATGCAATTGTTATATGAAAAAGAATCTGATATAAAAAAATTTTCATCTACTAAAACTTACGAAATAACAGCTACATTTAAAGTAGTTAAATCGATTAATGCTACATATTGTAAAACAGTTAAACAAAAAGATAAAGTAATTAAGTTATTACCAAAATTACTAGATCATATTTATAAATTAGACAATGTTACTGAAAAATCTACTGTTAGGTCTGCTCCTCCTCCTTATATTACTTCATCAGTACAACAAGATTCCAGTACTAGATTCGGCTTATCTCCTACTCTTACTATGAAAATACTACAACAATTATATGAAAAAGGAAAAATCACATATATGAGGACAGATTCTACTATCATATCTAACTCTTTTATGGAAGCTATTGAAAAATATTGCAATGACCATTATCCAGATTATTTTAAAAAAAATTTCTTTAAAAGTAAAGTATCAAATGCACAAGAAGCACATGAATGTATAAGGCCGGTTTCTCTTGATATCGGGGCTAATAATTTAGATAGTTCCTATAGCCTACACGAGAAAAATCTATATAAAATGATTTTCCAAAGAACTATTGCATCACAGATGAAACAATACTCTGAGAAACATTATAACTATACACTTGTATCTACAAGTAATAATCGTTTCAAATTTAATTTTACACTTAAACAAACCTTATTTTTAGGATATAAAAAGGTATATTCAGATGATGTATTAGATAATAAAAAGTGGATTGACTCTATTAAAATAGGAGAGACATATAAGCCGTCATCTATAGAAGCAATTGAGAAATATACAACCCCTCCTTCAAGATATACAGAAGCATCATTAATTAAAGAGTTAGAACGGAAGGGAATTGGGAGGCCATCTACATTTGCTTCTATTGTCTCTAAATTATTTCAAAGAAAATATTCAAGAAAAGAGCCGACTCATAATTATAAAGAAGTATCTTTAGAAAAACTTTCTATTAAACAAGGAGATACTCTAAAAACAGAGACTTGTACTGTAAAATCTATATCTGAGAAAAATAAAATTTTTATGACTGAGATAGGTACGCTTGTTTGTAATTTTATGGCAACCCACTTTAAAAATATTCATTCTTATGATTTTACTTCTGAAATAGAATCTGATTTAGATAAGGTTGCTAATTCTGATTCAACATGGACAGATGTAACTAAAAAGGTATATGAAACATTCCATCCTATAGTTATTAAACTTAAATCAGACCCTTCTGTAAAAAAAGAGTTTAAAGATAAAAAATTACATTTTATTGGAATTCACGAAAATAAAAATATATATTCATATCTTGGTAAATATGGGCCTTGCATACAAATAGGCGATCAAGACAATAAGCCAAGATATGTTACAATAGACGTATCTAAATATCCCGATATAACTAAAATTACTTTAGAACAAGCTACCGAATTGTTAAAATACCCTATTAAATTAGGAGATTATAATAATTCGGAAGTAATCTTAAAAAAGGGACAGTATGGATTGTACATATCTCATGGAAAAAAGAATATATCTGTAGATACAGATACTATTACCTTAGAAGCGGCTATAGAAAAAATTAAACAAAAATCTAATAATACTATTAAAGAATTCAAGGGACTTAAAATACTGAAAGGTCCTTATGGCCCATATATACGGAAGGGTTCTAAAAATATTGCTATACCAAAAAATGTTGATGCTTCCAAATTAACAAAAAAAGAATGTGAAGATATCGTAAAAAACTATAAACCAGCTAAATATAAAAAATATTAGCATCATCTGTTATTAATGAGTGCAACAATTATAATTATTATACACAATATAATTTTTTGAAATGACAAAAAACAACATTTTATTATTTCACTATCTAACTTATGCTAACTACTCGAATTACCTGTATAACAATATATTTTGTTTGTTATTTTCTCTATTAATAAATAACTACTTAAAAACATAAAATCATATATTTTTTATTATGAGTAAAAGTGTGAAATCAACTACCATAAAACATGACTTATTAATGAACTCCTTGCAAAAGTTTTTTTTAAACGACAATCATTTATCTACAATAATGCCAATTATCAATGGAAAATCCAAAATATCTTTACGAGTAATGGATTGGTTTGTTACTAATTATTCTAAAAAAAACAACATATCATATTTAATTGATGACTCGGGTAACATATTAGATGATAATAGCACAAACCCCTCTAGAAAAGAATTTGTTGTATATTTAGATTATAAACTACAGCTAAAGGGATATCAAAAAAAACAATTCGACCCATTCTGTAGGAGATCTCGAATTAATTTTTACTATGATGACAAACACTATTTTGTAACTACAGTTGGACAATTAAATTTCTTTAGATGGACCATTACTAATTCTGTCTTACATTATATTAATAAGCATTTAGATGTAATTGAAAATGATATGAACACATGTTATAAAGCTATTTATAATATTGAAAAACCTAAAAATTCTGGTAAATATTCACGTAGAAAAAGACAAGAATTGTCTATATCTGCAACAAAAAAATTAAGCAAGTCTAATGTTAAAATATTTGTTTCATTTGACTAACATATTATACAAATTTTTTTATTTTCATTCATAAATCAACTACTGTTTTATGAATAAAATGTAGGTTTAATAATACTCCAATATTAAAATGAAGTCCCATATTTATAGTTTTCATTTGTATGTGTATTTTGTGAAAAGTTTGTTTTGGTATTATCTGTATTATTTGTATTTTCAGTATTCTGATTAAAATATCTTGATTTAATATTAATATCTATAGTATATCCTATTAATTGTTGTCTTTGTTTTAATGATAATTTATTTAAATGATCTGTAAAATATTTGTTCATTATTATAATTATCTATTAATTATATTTAAGTATTAACAATTCATATTAACTATAGTAAAAATATATTTTATTCATGATTTTTTTTCATATAGTTTGTTAATATTTCAATATTATCAGTTAGTTTTTTTATTTCAGACTCTTGTTTTTCTGTTTTCTCTAATAATTTATCTAATAATTCTTTATTTTGGGTTACTTCTTCCTCTGAAATTACAATCTTATTTGGTTCTTCAGGATCTCCATATATTACATAATATATCCCATTATAAGTTTTTTTCATTGTCCACCATGTAGCACCCCATATAACATCTAATACACTATTGGTTAAAAGAAATATTGCCATATTCTAAAATATCTCTATATTTTTATATATTTTGTTTATTTTTAAACATCGCTATGTTCTAAATTAATAGTATGGTTTAATTGTAATAATTCCTCATTTAAATTTGATTGTACTTTTTTATTCATTTTAATATTGATCACAATGTCTTTAAACCAAATTGTACCTAAAAATATATTAGATACAAGTAATACTCTAACTTGCATTATATGCATGGATGACTCAAAAAAAACTGTTGGTCATAACTGTACTGTTTGTACAAAAAATTCTTGGAAAATATGTCTATCTTGTTTATCAAAATTAGATACCTGTCCTATATGCAGGAGTAGTTTTAATCCTATAAATCCAAATAATATTACGATTAATATTAATATTACATCTTCTAACAACAGATCAAGTTGTTATACCAATGCAATAAACTCGTTTAAAGAATATATCTGTTGTATTCTCTATATTATAAAGTATTTTAGCCTACCAATTCTATTTATGTATATTGGTAAATGTTATATTTATATATATTGTAAAGGAACTTGTGATAAAGATAAGTATCCTAATGGAGATGGTTGTACATGTTATACATTCGCAAATAGAGATAATTATTGGGGTGATTTTTCAAAATTCGTAATAGAATTTTTCATAGGCTTGTTAGGAACTATGATTCTTGCAGGTTGTTGTATAAAAGATACTTGACAATTTATTGAATTATAGCTTTATGTAATTCAAGATTAATATAGTACTTAATACCGGAATTATTAGATCTATTTAAAGGCAATATTATACAAATATATTATGCAGAGATTGTCACCAACAAATTCTTTATCTAATTTGCCAATAAATTCACCTAATGATTCACCTAATGATTCACCTAATGATTCAATGAATGATTCACCTAATGATTCAATGAACGATCAACCTAATGATTCACCGAATGATTCACCTAATGATCAACCTAATGATTCACCTAACGATTCACCTAATGATTCACCTAATGATTCACCTAATGATCAACCTACTGATTCGTTATCTAATATAAAAGAACCATATACATATTCTAATAATTTACATCCGAATGATAGTGCTATTTTAAATAGACTTCATAATAAAAATACTATTACAAATATAGTTTCTACAACAATATCTTCAGAACATCTATATAAATTTATTACTGCTCAAAATAGTAAAGATTTTATTAAGTCTATCTGGTACTTATTTTGTAAAATTTCAGATGATCCATTGTATGTCCAAAGTAAATATAAGTTAGCAAAACTCTATTCTGAACAATTTCTTACACTTAACAGTCCTTTATTTTTTCCTAAAGATTGTTTTAATTTTGAAACTGTGGATTATTTAATAAAAAAACATTTATTTTATCATAATATATTTCAAGTACTAATATCTAAATGGTCATATTGTGAATATTTTTGTTTTAAACCAAATGTAACCCACTATATTTTTTATAAAACTACCTGTACAACGCTATATAATAAATTAAACACGTTTTTACAAACTTCAAATTATTATTCTTTTAGAATATCTGATTTTTCTACCTATATTAATTTTATTAAATTAATGATCCCCTATTTAAATGATTTAACAAGCACACAGTCAGGTGAGTTTATCGAACGAATGTCGTCGTTATTTTGCATGATAATATATAATATATACGATATTATACGATCTTCCCAAAATTCAGTAAAACTGCTAACTAAAATAAATTACTCAGAAAAGAATAATATCCCTACATATTCAATAAAACTATTTGTTAAACAACTTAATACAGAAATACATAAATGTAATTCAACTTTACTATATTTTTTTAGACAAGAAAAATTTATGGAAATCTTCAGTAAATATATATCAGATTTTGATATATGTAATCCTGAATCTACTAATTACAATAATATTGTTTCTATTATTCCAATTTTTTCACAAGATTGGTATTCACATATAGAAATTGTAACAAAATTAAATAAAACCTATTTACAAGACAGGATTTTAGATATCTTTAATAATTCTAATGTTTCAGTTCATTCAAGAGTTAAACTTATAATAGAATCTAATTCAAAAGTCTTTTCAAACTCAAATGATATTGTTAAAAAATTAATTAAATATTATATTACTATAGAGAAATATGATGAGAACAGTGGGTTTTATGAAAAAGAGATAACACGAAACTATATTATTAAAATTTTATTAGAATTTTTTAATCAGTCTCCTATTGAGATACATCCGGCCGATTATATGAATATTCATATTGATTCTTCTAATATAGACGACCAACTCAAACTGTTTGAAGAATTAAATGATGATGTGTTGTCACCCTTTATTACACTTGCGATTAGTGAATGTAATGAATTATCTAATACATTATCTGTATTAAATAAGAAACTTAGAGAAACTTCTATATATGAAACTCATACAGTACATTGTAAATATATTAGTACAATTAATAAGTTATATCACTATATTATATTAATCAACTATACGTTAAAAAGTGATCGATTAAAAAACAGTCCTATTTTTATTTCTAAAATAAATGAACTGTTCCATAGTATATTGCCCATATTGTATTCAATACGTATATATTGCGAGATTCATGAATTGAGGTATAGTAAGCTTAATATAGTTAATTATGTTACCTTAGATTTTGCTAAGGATATTGAAAAGTTAATTAATATGGTATTTATTCATTTACACACTACTTTATCTGAACCTAAATATATTGATTATATAACACAACACAAAGAATTAGTTAATAAGGAGGCTTTACTTGATACTAGTATTTTATTTGGATTTTATAATATAGATCAATTAGAAATATCAGTTAGCGATATTATAGATACATATATATCTAATTTAGATAAATCAATTATTAATTATAATAAAAAAAGTGATCATTATTCTAAAGAAATACCGTCTGATTTTTTAGATCCAATTTATTATACTCCTATAGTAGAACCAATCGAACTACCTGATACTAAGAACATAGTAGATAAGTCTATAATTTTAAACCATTTAGTATTTCATAAAAAAAACCCTTTTAATGGTCTATACCTAACATCGAAAGAGCTATTAGAATATAATGAACAAGATGAAGTTAAAGAAAGGATAAATAAATTTATTAAATCGTTTGATAATTGGAAATTGACGCATAAGATTTGATGAAAATTTTATATATTATCATAATACAATATGCCTCAATTATATTTTATAGGAGATTCTAATACTGGCAAATCTCATATTATACACTCACTAATAAATCCAACTGAACAATATAATCCTATTATTACAATTGGATTATGTCTAAAAAAATATACAATTGAAAATAAAACTGTTCAAATTTGGGACTGCTCTGGATATAAGATGTTTTATCCTTTTATAAGAGATTTTATAAGAATGGCGCCCTTTGTTTGTATAGTATGCAATATTCACTGCCAATCTAGTGTATTTTCATTAATATATCATAGATCTAATATAAAACATATTCCTTACTACATCCTTATAAATACATATTCTCCTAATTCAGATACAGAACCTAATATTATATTAAAATTAACCAAATATATGAATAAATTTTATCCAGATAGATATAGTTTTATTAACAGCAACAACCCTAATAATGTTAATAAAGTAATGAATAAAATATTAAAAAAATACATAGTATAACATTTAACCTTTATGAGGTTAAAAATTATAAGATAAGTGTAAATTACTATTTAGCTATTTTAATTGACCTTATTTATGATAATGTATGTCCATTATTTAAGCATTTAAATGCAAATACAAATACATTATTAGATCCATTCGATTCTATTAAATTCCCATTTCTATCTTTTATGTTTATTGTAAGTCGATCTAACGATCTTATTATAGGATTACAGTATTTAATATTACCATAATTTTTAGTATTATCAAAGTATATATGGTCTTGTTGATTTATAGGTATTTTAACGTAACTATCTTGTACATTTTTATTTATAGACTGTATTCTGTTAATCTCTTTTATATCTAATAAAACATAGTTATCGCGTATAGAGTTGCTTATGATGTCTCCTAAAATTATATTTGTATATAGTGTTGGATTTAAAATTAATTCATTGCTTATATTTTCGGACAATGTAACCATTATGTGAATTTCTTTTTTTGAAATAATAGAAAAACCTTTAATATTTGCCTTTTCCAAAAAATATTTAGTATTTTCGCCATTAATAGTATTCACTAATGTTAGTTTTAATGAATCATCAAAAAGCTGTAATGTTTCCGCCAATTGAATGCAGTGTCTAATATTTTCAAACTGAAGTACTACTGTATGGTTATATGAATCAAGATTATTGTTTATTATTTTCATTGAAAATATCTCTAATTTATTTGAAAAATTATTTTCAGAATAACCAAAATACATACCATTAGTACCATTTTTATAAGAAAATATATTGGTGTCTTTTGTTACTGTGCCATACAAATTATTTGGAAAAGTCTGTTCCTCGCCCTTAAAATGACATTCTATAACATCATTATTATCTATAGTAAAATAGTATCTTTCTAATGTAGAAGAATACTTCATTGATATAGAATAATCTATATTATTTGTAATACTGGTTATATTTTCGTACTGACTCGTATATTGACTTATTAATTCTTCTGTTGAATAATTACCTTTCAATATAGGTACTGTAATATGTTCATTTTTAGATACATTATATAAAAATATTCGATTATTACGGTCATCTAATTCGTAGTTAGTATATTTATAATAGGCGGATATTAATTCAATTTCAACAATATCTAGGAGTGGAGAAGGTAATGTAATAACATAATCATTAGAATTAGGAAATAAATATCTATTTCTATCCATAGAATCTATTATAGTAATTATTGATTTATTTTCGTCTGGAGTAATTATACTTGGCGCGGGTATCAAGTGTGAATAATACGTAGTCATATTATTTAATTTACCAGAAGTATTTGCGTTTGTATTATTGTTATTACCAATATTCATTATAATATATTTTTATAATAGTTTTAGGTATTTTAATTATTTATAACTCATGCTTTATAAAAACCACTTGATAATAAGTAAACGGGTATTATGCTAAATAATTCTATTATGATATGAAATGGAAAATTAGGATACACTTTTAACATTTTTTTACAATTTATTTTTTCATTTATGAATCCTAAATATATTAATACTGCTGATAAACCTATCCAATGTATTTTATTTTTTATTTTTGTTGGTAAAAATGGATAATAATAATATAAAATAGATGCAAATAATAAGAACTGTGTTAATATAAAATATATAACTGATGAATTATATAAAGCATATATATCTAATAAAATAATACAAGCTAAAAATACAATATAATACTTGTGAGGAAATTTAGAAGTATAGTTATATAAGAAGTTAAAAAGCAGTATATTATATAGAAACGCAGCGGCGTGCGTAATTGTATATAGAAATTTACCCTTTATATGAATAGAATGTGATATAGTATGAAATAACTCAAATATAAGCAATGATCCTAATAATAAGAAACTATTATTATTTTCTGTTTTAATTAAATAATAAAAAATAATACTACAGTTAATTAAATTTACTAATACTGAATAGGGCTGTGCAATACCAGATGTATTAGGTTTTTCACAAGTATCAAATGGAAATGTATATTCAGACATATAAATATTATCTTTTTTTAATTTCAAATGTAAATACAAAATATCATTATAAAGGGAAAAAATGTAAATATAAAATATATTATAGATATAATGGAACGACTATATTTTTCAAAAGAAAACTTTAATATAATTTATAGTATATTACAAAAAAAAATAAATAGCACTCTAAATACCGATATTAATTCTTCTCCTAAATTTAGAAAGGAGCTTATTAATATCGTCAAAGCTGTTTTTCAACAAAGAAATACATTTAATATAGATTCTAATACGTCAGATGTTGATACGAGCCGCTATTTGTCTCAAAAAGTAATTAATATTGCAATGAACTATTTTACAGACACTGTAAAAAAATCTTCCGTTTCTAATTCTAATATTAATTCATTAAATAGAGATTTAAACACTGTCCCCTCTCAACAATTAAACCATATCGATACTCGTCCTACATCTACTTCTACAAATTATTTAAACAATAATGGTATTTCAAATACAAACGATAAATTTAATGAATTAAAAAATATGAGAGAAATTGGATCTGGAGAAAACATACCAAAGCCTATACAATTTAAAGAAAATATAAATGTATCCAACGATGATATCGCTAATCGTTATAATGAACTAAATAATTCTAGACAAGCAGAGTACGAATTGGCATCTAAAACTGCTACTTCTAATCCTGATAATTTAAATGCTTTACAAAACTCTCAACAATCTCAATTAAATCAACAATCTCAATTTCAACATCCACAACAGTATAGGCGTTTTCCAGAAAATCAACAACCCATACCTAATAAAAATGCAGGGTCTATTGAAAATGATATTCAAATGAAACAATTAATCGAACAGCAACAATTCATACAAGAACAGATTAATAAATTTAAACAAGGTCATTCCAATGATCAAAATCCTAATTCCTCTCAACAGCCAACAACTCCTACTTTTAATCCACCTCCTCAAAAAAATATCCAATACTTATCAGAAGATGCTAAACCATTGAATTCTATTCTAGAAAATCAATTTGTATCTTTAACTGACGGTGATAATAAAATACCAGAGCCTATTCAATTAGAATTATCTGAAATGGAACCTGATACAAATATTGATTTTAATAATTTAATGACTGATATGACGCAAGATACAGATATAAATGACCAATTTAATGTATCAAAACAATTTCAAGTTTCTAGTGAAATGAAAGATATAGTTCCAGATAAGCCGTTTGATACTAAGGTAAATATAGTATCTCAAAATAAACAAAATCCTACTATAGAGTTGGATATTATTAAATCCAGTATTAATAATCAGTCTAAGCAAATTATAGACACTAACACAAAATTAGATAAAATGGTTAATATTTTTGAAAAACAGGATCTATCAAAATATTACGAAACTATATTAGATATTCCAAGATTAATTGCTGAGCAAAAAAAACAACCTCTTACAATTAGAACACATAATCTAATAGTTAGTTCAAGAGATAGAGATCTATCTAATAAGGACTTTGATAAATATAATTTCAGAATAGTATTTGGTGCAGAAGGCAGCTCTAGTATGGATGGAACAAAATATACTTCATCTAGTATGGCTAATCCATCAGTACAACAGGTTTTAAAAAATGTTATATCTATTAAAATGAAACGTGTTATAATACCTAAACCCAGAGATGAAAATTATATACCAGAACCATACTTATTTATATCTGTTGATGAATTTTCATCTAATATTATTAGTACTAAAACTTTTTCTAATAAATTATTTTGTAAAGTACATTTTGATAAAGAATTTGGATTTAATAATGGCCGGAAATATATATATTACAAAAATGATGACGATGATTATACAATGTTCTATTCATCCCCCCTTGCTAAATTAGATAGGATAACATTAAAATTATTAAATTCTGATGGAAATTCGGCTAAAGAAACTTTTAATGACTCTGATTTAAGTAATGTAGAACAATCAGAACAAGCTGGATTATTTAAAATTAGTGATGAATTCTTTTCTAATACGTTTCCTAACGATAAAATTTTTAATGTAACACAAAATAAAAAAACTATTGTTACAAATATTAATAGTGCTAACGAATTTCAAACGAAAGATGTTATAAATGCACAGGATACTCCTAATCAAGTTGTAAATATTTCTAATCAATTAGAGTACATTTTTGAAATTAAAACTCAGGAACCAGATCCTATTGCTAACATAAGGCCTAATATTTAGTTTAAATTTAATATTTATATAAATATTAAACTCAAACATATACAAATGTCATATTTATTATTAGATTTATTTGACATTCCTGTTAAAAAATTTAAAGAATATAACACATATTACATAGATAAACAAGTAATACCTATATATTCTAAGTATATTTTATACAAGATCCCCTATCATTCTAACAGTTCATATATTAGGCGAAATTTTTTAAATAAAGATGATTTTTATAAACTATTAAATTCTAAAAAAGATTACAAACCCGTTTCTTCAAAAGAATATAATAAAGGGATTTATTATATACCGCATCTACCAAAGGGAGATATCATTTCTTATGAAATAGTGCCTTTTAAAACCCCATTATATAATATTATTTCAAAACCATATTATATTGACCAAATTATAATATTTACAAAATCACCATCTGAACTTCCATTTACTTCTTTATTAAACATATATACAAATTGCTTGTCTTCTAAGGATAACCTTAATTTATCTATAGAGTTTATTGCATATAATATTACTATTACGCCATACTTTACAACAGCTATATATTTTCCAAAAAAATACCCTATTATTAATTTAAATGATTATTATGAAATAGACTTACAGAACTTTCATATAGATTTTAATAAAATTGATAAACGTAATAACATACAAATAAGATGTGCGTTTATTTAATTAATTATCATCTTCTACGTCGTTTTACTACCAATTTCTTTTTACCATCTTCTTTTTTTGAAGGGGGTGGTGATGGTGGTTTCGATACCACGGATTTTTTTATAGTAGATTCTTCAGATATTTCGCTAACAGAATCGGTCGAAACTGCTACAGGCGCTGGGGGTGGAACTGCTACAGGCGCTGGGGGTGGAACTGCTACAGGAGCTGGGGGTGGAACTGCTACAGGCGCTGGGGATGGAACCTCTACTATTTGAGATTCTGTTTCTAAAACAACCTCTGGTTCGTGATCTATATCCTTAGATAACACTTGTGATTTTGCTTCTTCGGCTTCTTTAGATAATAGTTGTTTGAATGGTTCGGGTAATTGTACAACATCTAACTTATCAATGCCACATTCTTCACAACTATCACTTGTTAATAATTGATCACATCCAAAACATTTCCAAGTATCTATTTTTCTATGACATTCTTTTATTGTATCTGCCCATAATAGTAGATCTCTATCTGTTTTTATTTCTGGTTTTGGGTGCAGTTTAATACATTTTTCTATATTAATATAATCTGCAAATCTTGATTTGAATTTATCATTGTCTAACTTATAATTAAACGAATAAGGACCATCTTCCTTTTGAATAATTCTCCCAATTATTTGTTTCTCTTGAAAGTTAGAGCTTATTTTATAATACAATCCATTATAAATATAATAATCATATATATAATGCCCATTTGGCAAACTTGCTATTGCAGCATTACCAGACATTTTATCTCCGGATAACCTTGGTGGTAATTCTATCATTACTCGGAATCCCTCTCTTATAAATATATTTAACCTTTTATACACAACCTCTTTTAAGGATGGTCCTGAATATTCCGAAGATGCTTTGGACGATATTTCTTTTCTATCTTTCCATATATCATATGATTTACCATTTTCTCCTACAATAGTATTATTACATTTTATTTCTCCTGCATTAGACCTTATATTAGAGTCTTTATTAAAATCACAGTCTATAGCAGATTCTTTCATTAATTGTAAAAATTTATCTAATATAATCTTTTTCTTTGTTGATATTTCTGCCAATACTTCATCAGATGTTAATCCGTGATCACTCGTATTAATCTCTATTGATTTTCTTTCAGCGTATGATGTAAATGCCTTATTTAAATCTTCTGAATCATCATAATCATCTGCATTAAAACCAGTATCATTTCCCGATTTCATAAATTCAATATCATCTTCACCCATTTCTGAAATCCAACTTCCATCTTTTTGTGAAGTAGAAAACTTTATTTTATAGTTAAATACAGTTACATTTCTCTGTATTTCTGGTAATAATACGTGTGATTTAATTCTTCTGGCTCTTCCTATAACCTGTTCTATACGAACATTATTCCAATAAGGCTCCATTATATGGACTTGTCTCACAAATCTAAGAGATATACCTTCTGCCCCAGATTGTGTAGTTAATAATATTAAACAAATTTGACCATACATATTGTCTTCACTTATATATTTATCTAATCTAGAATGTCTTTCTTCTGTTGATTCAGTACCAGTCCATAGTGAATATACGCACGCATATACATTAGATTTTGATAAAACAATACGGCTATCTATAGTTACTTCTAAATCAGTTATATCAGTCACTTTCCCAGTTTTCCATTCATTAGATCCTTTTATATTTTCATATCTGACACGACTTCCTACTTCAATACTTCTATCTGTTTTATCTACAATTCCTGTTGCTGATAATTCTAATTCAAGTGGTCTATAACCATCTAATTGTAGTATTCTTGCAAAAATTTCTATACCTTCGACGCTTCTAAATTGCGAATAACCAAATACTAAGCCAGGAGTATTATTAATATTCTTTAGCATCAATGCATATTTTGGTGACAAATCCGTTAAATTAGGAGAGCTCCCCGTTGGTGACAAATTATCAACTGTTAATTTGCTAATTGCTTTTTCTAATTGAGTTTTATAATCTAACTCTTCTACCTCAGAAACAGCTTTAATATCTATTTGCATAAATGCATCATCATCGAATTGTATAGAAGAATACCATTTTGTTAAATCTGATTCACCCATTGGAATTTTGTCAATATATAGTTGTTTAATAATTTCTTGTGCAACACGTTCGTGGGATTTATCTAGTGTACTTAGATAAGCGGGTAACTTTTCTTCTATATCACCTTCTTTACTTGTAAATAGTTGCTTTAAAGAACTCATAATTGAATTAACATCCTCCTCAGATAATGCAGATGATATATTATGTTTAATTTCTTTATCTTTTTTAGGAGGCATTGGTCTTTCAATATTTGGGGGGAAAACAAATAGGCCTTTTTGTCTTGAAAATACACGGAACAAATTAGGTGCGCTATCTACTGCATTTGCAATAGAAGAACTCTGGTTATAAGCTCTCATCTTATTAGCGGTTTCTTCAAGAGCGCGCTCTATCTGTCTTTTAGCAGCATATTCTATAAATTGAAAATTAGACATAGTAGTTACCGTTTCTTCTTCACTTGCAAATTTTAATTCAGGAAATATATTTGCCCCGGTTTCCCTGTCTGTTCCACTTATTTCATTAAAAAACGATACTAAACCAGTTATCCGTCCTTTAAATATATCTACATTTTGTATTTCAAGAGAAGTGGTGTCTATATATTTTTCATTAAATAGGTCTTTACTTGCATCTATTTCTGTTTGCTTTCCTATCATACTTGTCGAATTTCCACGACGCGTTAATATATCAGGAAACATAGTATATCTGTGATATACTACAGGCCCCTGCTTAACATATTGAATTGTACTTAAATTTTCTACTATATAATCTTCAAAAAATCTTGGAGATGGATTAGAATTCATTATCGATTTTACTACAGTACCTCTATTATTCTTTTTTTCAAATCCAATAGGAATACGTGTAACTTCAATCGTTTTTTTTGATTCGTCAATATATATTCTATCTACAATAGGCAATCTCTCTAATAATCTTAATAGATCTATTTTTGAAAACAGTCCATTTCCAGTTGATACATTCATCTCATACGAAACTATAAAACCACGAAGTAAATTTAACATTAAACCTAATTCAAAAGCATAATTAATAACAGGGGTGCCAGATAACAACACTAATTTCATATTATTTGCTCTCATAAGTAACTCATATATACGTGGTCCATTAAAACTGCTACCTACCATAGATGAGGTTAAATTATGTATTTCATCTACAACCACTACTTTATTATCAAATGGATTAGCAATATTATTTTTCGGATCTAATATATAATTCATTAGTGTAATCTTATCTTTAGTGGTTAAAGATGACTTCTTTTTTGAAGCAAATAATCGAGAATATATTATCTTATAGTTAGGTACAAGATTTTCAAAAATGTTTAATAGAGTATAAGCTCCCGAATTATAGTTTATTATTTTAAACCTATTATCGTGCATAATCCTAATTTGAGATTCAATCTCTGATTGGTATTGTGGGGATAATTTATCAAAATTAGGAGCTGCGCTTTTATAATTTATCATCCACAATCCCTTTACAGTCTTACCATTATGTATATAATCATTGTTAATTTTTTTAAATATTTCTTCTGTCACTCCTTTCTGTCTAAATAATTTTATATAATTAGGCATTTCTTCAGGAGATACCTTTGATAAATCCACGAAAGTCCAATGATAATTTTTCTTATATGCTATCTCCGAAAATGTTTCTAATTCTCTTTCATAATTATCTTTTAAGGAAGCAGGTAACATTATAACAACTTGTCTATGTTTAAAACCTTCTGTTATCATTATAGATGCTCCTGATTTACCGGACCCTAAACCGTGATATAGTAATAAACCCCTATAAGGAGTGTTATCACTCATAAAATCAGATACAAATTTTTGATGTTCATATGGCCCTATGTTGGCATATTTACTTTCTCTAGATTGCCATAATTTTAATGGTTCTCTTTGGTCTTCTCTTGTTTTAGTACCAAGGTCTTGAACGAATTCCGGAAATCTTTTACTGTTAGGCAATACCCATTCTTCTGTATCTAATCTATTAGTATAGTTATCAGTAGAGTATAACTTATGAGCTTTTATTAAAATTTTAGGAGGGCGTTTTATAGACCTTAGATTTGTACTTTTTTTGACTTTAGATTTAGATACCTCTGATTTAGATGTTTGATCCATTTAATATAGTAAAAGAAAATTACTATATATGTAAACTGTAAGAGTTAATCAAATTTATTATACAATACAACCATAATATTTTAAACCATCTAATGAAGCTTTTTGTTGAGCATCGGCTTTTTTCTTTCCAACGCCTCTTCCTATTATATTTCCTTCTTTATCTAATACGCCTTCTGTAAATATTCTTTGATGCGGAGGGCCCTCTACAGAAATAGATACATACTCGGGTGTTAGTTTAAATTCTCTCTGATAATATTGTAAGATCTGTTCTTTATAATTTTCTTCTTTTGATAATAATTCTTCAAAATCAATTACCTGCTCTATTAAATTTTCAATAAATGCATTTGATATTTCCCATCCTGGTCCTACTAATCTTAAATCACGCCGCAATTCAGAAGAAGATTTAGTATCGTTAATTACTTTTGATACATAAGGTGTCTGATTTTGATCTAAAAATATAGCACAAATAAATGCCTCCATTACATCTTCTAATATTCTATCATTATTTCTACCGGCACTTGTTTTTTCTTCTACTTGTTTAGATATTATTAAATGATCTCCCAAATTTAGATATTTTGCAAATTTAGCCAAACTACTTGTTTTTACTAATTTAGTCTTTAATACGGTCTTAAATCCCTGTGTTGTATTAGGATACTTGCGATAAATATAATAAGCAATACTAAAATCTAATACCCTGTCTCCCAAAAATTCTTGATTTTCATAATCCTGATGTTCTTCAAATAGCTCTAGTACGTCTTCTGGCTTATTACTAATTTGTAGAGCTTTATCGCCGTCTTTATTTAAAGAGTCAAATATACATTTTTTTACATAAGAAGAATGTACAAATGCTGTTTGGTATACATTAAGATCGTTTATAACTATCGTTTCTCTTGCATTACTGAATCCAGCAAGCTCAAAAATGTTATATATATGATCTTTTGTAAGCATATGATTTTTGTTATTCCAAGGATCTAAATGAATAGTATTTTCACTCATTGTTGTATAGTTTATATTATTTAAATATCATTAAGTTCAAATCAAATTTACCTTTATTAAATTAATATTTAAAGACCTTTATATACTATATTACATTATGTCATCTTTTAAATTTATTATTCAACCAAATGATAATACTACTCCGTGTCCAATAGATTTTTTACCGAAATATAACGGTTGGTTTCAATTTGGATATAAATTAAAAATACAATCTGCAATTGATAAATTTATTAATCATGTAAATAATAATGAGTTCAGTGAATTAAATACGGAATTGAAAAATATATATAGTAATTCTGCTGTATTTTTTAGTTTAGAAGATTGCAATCAAACTATAAATATATTCAATAAACTCTGTAAAATTAGACGTCTTTTTCAAAAATACATATATAATAAACATAATAGTAAAGAAGAGTGGTCTATTGCTAATATGGAAGACCTGGAATTTACAAAATTTAAATCATCAGATAGAAACATTATATTTGTACCAGACGATAAATATAGAAGACTATATGCTTTCCGCATACGCGAATTAATAATGTTATATAAAGTTTCTTGTGAATTCATGGAAGATGAATATCCTAAACCAATAGAACCTAAAAATCCCTACACTAATTCTATTTTCACAATTAAACAACACTTGACTATTTATAATATTCTTTTTAAATACTATTGTAAAAACAATAAACCGATACCTGAAATATATATATTATTTAAAAACTCATATTTTAATACATCTCTTTTTAACGATAAATATAATACTTACCTATATAAAAGATCTACGCGAATATTTGTAGCTAAATTATCTACAAAAGAATGGATTGATAGAATGACTGATTTTTGTATAGATAAAAAGGGTTTTTGTTTTAAATGTTTTAGTAAATTAAAAAATGTTAGAAATATTTTTGCAGGTATTTTAGAATTATTCATTTTAAACGAAAATGATATATATTCTTTTGGAGATGCAGATTATGAATATAATATAGTTTCTGAAGCACATAATTTAATAATGGGACCTAATCACAATATAATTCATAGCCGTCGTATCAGAGCAAGGCTTCCTAATAATTCAAGAGGAATATCTAATAATATTCATATTATTAACTTTCCTAATATAAATTTTACTAATGAGCAACCTTCTGAACAAGAGAACTCTATAGAACTATCATCATCACCCCAACCCGATAATATATCTATAAATAATGAGCCGTCTATTTGCGATTTTAATTCTTCTATTGGACTATAAAACCCAAATATTTTACTATATTTGTTGCTGCTGTTTTAGATATTTTTCTTGCATTTTCATCTGTGCTCATTTTTAATAATTGTATATGATTTACTTTATCTGAAGAAATGTTTTTTAAACTTTCAATAAAATTTTGCATAGTTTCATATTTTTCTACTATTCTTGTCGAAACTTTAGTAGAGACACCCGGAATGCAATTTAACATCATTTTAAATCCTATAGCTGGCGTTAGGTTAGAATTTTTCTTTGATTGTGCCGTATTAACTATATCTTCACTATGAGTACTTTTATTTTCTATAAAAGATACTCCTTGTTTTTTTAGTTTATTATAAATAGATTCTAATATAAATATAGTCTCATTTTCATCAGATGTATGAAATACTTGTAATTTATCTCTTATAATTGTATTTATTATAGAAGATACTATTGTATATTTATCAATCTTATTATAATTGAAACACTTATTATTTATAGTTAGGTCCCCTTCTATTAAATATATTACATTACAATCTGTATTATAATTTGTAAGTCTTTTCTTCTGTTCTCTATTACGACCATCTCTTATAGATGCTGCCATATCACTTATAGTTTTTCTTTCAATAATTAAAAATGGCTTTGAATTCATTTGAAATAAATAATCCCCTATTTCAAGATTTCTACATGTCGCGTCCTTAATTTTTTCTTGTAATATATCTTTTATTTTCTCTCTGTTATCAATAATAAACTCAACCATATTAAGATTAATGAATTTATCTTAATATAGATGTTATATAATATTATATTAATATTAATATTAATATTTAATTTGTTATTTAGCGTCTTCCACGGCCTTTGCTGCGGCTTTTGCGGGCTTTAGCTTTGCGGGCTTGGACTAAACGATCACTGAGTACCCTCTTTCTGGCAGCTGACATACGTCTCTTTCTTGTGGGGGATCCCTTTCTGGCGCAGTTTGATCCATCATCAAGTCCGCGGAAATCATATTTGAAAGGACTGCGTGCGTATACTCTGCTTCTGCGAACTGGTTTGTTAGCACCACACATATCTCTGCCAATAGCAATTGCACGACCGCGAGAAGTTTTGTAGCTTTTTTTGTTGTAGTGTTTTGTCATAGCAATTTTAGCGGCACGTGGAGACATTGCTCTGCGTTTCCCTCTTGATTTTGATGCTGCTCTGATTGCTTTTTTAGTGGAAGATTTAATACGGAATACTGTTTTTCCACCGACACGTTTCCATACACCAACTGCTCCGTTTGAAAGGCGTTTAGTTTTTCCTACTTTGCTTGTTTTTCTTTTCTTTGCACCCCCTGACTGGGAAGCACCGGCATTTTGCCAATATTCGAACATATATAATATACAAAGAGAAAAATATTTAGACGCACAAAATATAATTAATTAATTATTCAATAAATAATCTAAATAATTAATTCATAATTAATTCATAATTAATTCATAATTATAGATTTATTATATAAAAATTTGATATATGTATATACAACATTTACATATTAATTTATTTCTATGGGCTCGTGTTTCTCTAAAAAAAAACTTCTTGAACAAACTGAGTTTAATACAACTCCTGCATTTACATTAGACAATATAAAAACTAATATTAAAGTATTAAAGGTGTATGACGGAGATACTATATGGATTTCTATATATCTATATGGTCGATTTTTAAAATTTAAAGTAAGAATGCTTGGATATGATTCTCCTGAATTGCACCCTAAATTAAACTTACCAAACAGAAATGAACATATGAAACGTGCTATAGATGCTAAACAATATTTAGAATCACTTATTCTTAATAAAATAGTTACAGGAGAATTCTATAAGTTTGATAAATATGGACGGGCTCTTTGTAATATATATATACCAGATCCATCTTCAAAGACTATTATATGTAAAAATCCCGTTTGTGTAAATACACTGATGATTCGCAATGGACATGGTGTTCCCTATATGGGGGGATCTAAATAAAATTAACTAACAATATCTAACGGCTGGTTATTTAATATCATTAATTCTGTTCCTTTAATGACTTGTTTTATTATAGATTTATTATTATTCTCATATTTTTCTTTAAAACTGTCCATATATGTATTAGTCCCTTCGTCATAATGTTTATTAATAATTCTATAAGCTTTATTTGTCATATTTTCAATAGTGTCTTTTTTGTCTTTATATTCCCAATTAGTTCCATTAAATATTTGAGCCAAAGATTGTTTTTTATTTGGTATTTTTACATTGCAGTTTTCTTTATGTTCTTCATCGAAATGAAGTGCTTTTAATAAATAGGGGATACATTTTATTGGACTCTGTTCTATTAATTTACTAATATAGTCTTGTTTTATATATTCTATATTCTCTTTACCAAAAGGATGTATAATTATATTTTGAGTATATGTATATGTGTTTCCTTTCTCCTTTAATAAAACTTCTACTTGGTGTTTTAGTTCCTTTATTACTGCTTGTTGTGTAGCAATCAAAATATCCTTGTTGTATTCTGATGAATTATTGCATTTTTTTGAATTATTAGTTGCACCACTTGGTATTTTACAATTATTTCTACGTATATGCTGTACTAAATACCGCTGTTTTTTAAATACTTTGTTACAATTACTGCACTTTATTTGAGATTCTTTTTTTATATTATTTTCGGCGCATTCGAGCGTATTTTCAGCGTATTTTGTAGGTTTTTCTTGATTTTCAGCGTATTTGAGCGTATTTGAGCGTATTTGAGCGTATTTGACACTTTCTGTATTCTCTGCAGGTTTGTTTTTATAGGGATAACTGTTTTCACCATAAATATTGTTATATATTTGCTCTATGGAAGTATTTGATAAAATCGGATAACAAGGTATTTTTCTTAGTAAGTGTTTTTTAAAATGACTTTTATTCTTACACGAATACCCACATCTTTCACAAGTATAATTTACCATTTGTATAGTATTAGATAATAGTTCTTTAATATATTACAAAAATATAACATTTGTAACATTTTATCATACTCCTTTTATAATTTTAAATATGTTTAATATTTTAGGTAGAAATCCCTAATTAGTTTGTTAAATTTTTATAACATTTTTGGACAATAAAATGTTACCTTGTTACATAAGAGGGGGGGGGTTTTTTATTTTATATAAAAAAATTTTGGAAAAAAAATTTTGGAAAAAAAATTTATATATATATATTTATTTTTCAAATAACGGATCACGTATATATTCTATGAATATCATAAATATGTGAGTTAATATTTAGGGAGTGATATAGGTCATATGATATCATTCGTATATAATATCCGGACGAAACACTCATTCTCAGGGGGAGTATATGTACTGTAGTAGGGGATTTAGTCGAATCATTATTCAGTAATGAAGCCCATCCTTTTATTATTTCATCTACCCTAAATGCCTTTTTATAACCATTATTAATTGTTTCTAGGCGAGGCTGAATCATTGATATATATTCACCTAATTGAATAGTAAAATGATCTCCTACATATATTTTATCTACTGTTACTTTTTTTGAAGGAATCATATCGTTTGTCAACAGCCCTTGCTTAGCCCATTGATGCAGTGATAAGCGCTGGCCATCTTTGCGAACTTTTATTGCAGAGTAGGGATGGAATTTTTGTTCTGTTGTATATAACAGCGAGTTTAAATATGTTTTAACTGTTTCTATTTTATAACTTTCATCATTGACACTATTTATTAATCCCATAATATCGTCTGTATCAGTTTTAATATTTAGTACCAAATAAAATTTATATGTTTTAGAATGATGTAAGTTATATTTCATCAATTTAGTATGATCATCTGCTAAAATTCTCACCATCCCTCTTGCCATAGGATCTAATTTACCGCAAATTACAACTTTTTTAAACCCATATTGATTCTTTATTCTGGTTGAAAGATCTGCTGTAGTTTCGCCTATGTTTTTATAAACTATAAAGCTCATGGTCATAATAATTTATTTATATTTAACATACAAATAAATTATCAAATTTTAATATTATACAATTGTATATTAGACATCTTCGCCTAAATTAGGTGTATAATATACATCTCTGTTTTTTTGCATTTGGTCATCATTCACTATACTTTCTATTATTTCATCGTAGCTCTTTCCTTTTAAGAATTGATCTATAAAGTACATTGAAAAAACTCCACATTCTGTATTTTTAAATTGAAACCGCTTGTCATTATAAAATGTCCTAAAAGATTTCATTGCTATTATTGGATTAGTTTTATATAAATCTATCGGCTTTTCCATTGTTAATATATCTCGGTCGCGTTTAAGTATAGTATTTGCAGTAGCTTTATCTAACCGCGGAGTCTGATTACTATATCCCCCAAAGAATACCATATTTGTTGGAAAAAATAATTCGGAATCATCTACACGAACCATTCTATCTGATATTGGTACATAATCTCTAACTACTGTATGAGTATCTTTAATAGCGTCAATATCTAATTTATTAGACTTTATTAATTCATTACCTTGAGACTTTATTCGTAACATTAGTTTTTGTATTTCTGTTGTAGGCGGATATCCATACGAGTCAAAGTAATATATTCCCCCCTTATTTAAATCTACAAACATTGATGTCCAGTGTGCTCCAGGCATATTATGGGGGTCTGAATTAAATACAACCCCTATTTTGTATTTACGCTTTCTTAATAATTTTTCTAAATTTAATTTGCATAAATTATTAGATACACAACCATTACCAAACGTGGACTGTTCATCGAAATCAATAGGGACCGCACCCATATAAACGAAATCGTTATGTTTTTTCTGATATTGAGACATCACATTATCAATATCTAAAGTAGATAACCATTCTGTAGGATTTTTATTCCAAGATAATGGTTTAACTGGTCGAAAAGTGTTCATTATCTCAGATATTCCTATTGCTCTTTTAACAACATCAGTATTTGCTATACAATAATCTGATTTACATTCAGCTTTATTTTTTAATTTGTTTTCTAATTGATTCCATAATAGTTTTCTTGACAGCTCAGTCAATTTTTTAGTTTTAGGTATTTTTATTTTATCTGGATAATGTTTATTATAATCTTGTGCAATCTTAACGAGACTACTATCTGAAAAACAAGTATGACTGCTGTCATTATACAATGGAGAACAAAACTTTCCACTCATTACAATATATTGACATTTTTTCCAATTTACAATTCTTAAAATATAGACTAGTATGCGTTAATAGCTCTTATTCTGGATCTATTAGAATAATAATTGTTATTGTGCGAAGAACTGTTTATTATAGGGGTTCTGTATAAACTATCTCTATTAGAATAATATGAATTCGATATATTTCTATTCATCAAGTTAATATTCGACGACCCTCTATATATATCGTGTCTATTTAAATCAGAAAATGTTATTTCTCCAGTCGGACTAACATATCTTCTTTCAACAACTCTTTGTGTTCTACGAATAGTCGGCTGTCTTCTGTGTGTTCTTTCATATGAGGAATTTACAGAAAATGATGGCGATCGTCTGTTATTTAATTGTAATCTCGAAGGACAAGATGGTATGGGAATTCTACTTATATTAATTGTTTTCATTGTACATACGAGGCATTTTAAATCACCGGGGGGTTTATTTTTATTCCATTCAGTCAGACATTTTCTATGATAATGTGTCCTGCATTTTTTATTCTTGCATACTATTTTATAAGGAGTATCTTTAGTTAATTTTTCTAAACATATAGGACAGGTGTAATTATTTTTTTTGCGCTTTTTTTTTACTTTTTTAGAAGACCTATTTGCTTGGGATTGTTGTAAAGATATATCTTCTATTATTGATTGTAATTCAAAATCAGTAATATCATCATGATTAACTACAATATTGGAACTATTTTCTGCAATATATGAACTGTCATTCCTTATAGGTACAACTCTGTTGTTATAAGAAGCTCTATTAAATATATTTATTAGTTTTTTTATACAACTCATATTGTATTTTGTATATATTATATATTTTCTTTTCAGGATACTAGTATGTTTTTATTATTGTACCAACTCCTTTGGTGTTACCTTCTCTAAATATTATTTTATTATTTAATTCAATAAATTCAGGCTTAAATTTAAATTCAAATGTAACTGTTGCATTATCACCTGTCCTAATTAGCTCTTTATCCATTTTACAAATTTTAGCAGTTTGCCTAACTGTTCCACAGTGAATAACAGGTTCATAATTATTACATATTGTAGTAGGATGATGCAATATTGTAACATTAGCGTCAAATTTACGGATACAATTAGGTGTGCCTATTAATATTACTCCTTTTTTAATTTTGTTTCTATTTAATGTATTTTTTTTGGAATGAATAACTCTTATATTTAAACAACCGCATTGACCACTCATTAAATAATTCTGTGATTCCCTGAAATTATTATGTATCGATCTTACTTGCACAGGAATAAATTCCCCATCAAATGGTCCAATAAACATATTAGAATTTTTGAATATAGTTCCTTCGGATACCATTCCTGAAACTATAATTCCTAATCCATCTAATTTAAAAGTATCGTCAATTTTAAATAGGGGATTTTTATTTTCGCTATTTCCAATATATTGGTGTTTTTTTAAACTGTATATAAACTTTCTTAGACAATCTATATTTATACCTGTTACATTAGATGTCTCAAATACTGGGATATAATTAACTGGTGGACTATAATCAGATATATTATCCATAATATTATCGTTTGTAAAATATTTTAAATGTTTTTTACCTGCTAAAGGATGATTAAATATTTCAGATAATCTCTGTCTAATTTTTTTTAATTTATGCTCCACGGCAATATCTATTTTTGTAATTACAATAAATATAGGTATTTTTAGTGCAAGCGCAATAGTTAAGTGTTCTTTAGTCATTCCTATAATACCTCTATCTGCGCCAATTGTAATCATAACATAGTCAATAAAACATCCATTTAATCCAGATACAGTTGTTTTTAAATATTTATGATGACCTGCTAAATCAATAAAACCAATTATACTAGAATCTGTTTCAATATAATTCTGGGTAATTGAAGAGGTTCTTCCAGAAATTTCTTCGTGTGGATGTTTCATAAACAATTTCCGTGCGCTTCCACGACCATTATCTAAATTATTATTTGCTAATACACTTAATGTTGTTGTTTTAGCCGAATCTACATTACCGATAGATGCAATTCTTAATTCTTGTTTCATAAATAAATATATATATATGTTATTACTTTAAATCTATATAAACATAAGCTATAATATAGGTCATATGGACATAATATCAATCAAAGATAAAAAATTCGTAAAATATATACATGAAACAGATATATTAAAGCAAATAGAACGCGTGTCAAGTATATTAAATACTAAATTCAGTAATAAATGTCCTTTATTATTATGTGTATTAAAGGGGTCTTATATGTTTTATAGTGATTTAACAAAAAAACTTAACTTTGACTGCACTATGAGTTTTATTCAATTATCATCATATCATAAAACAGAATCAATGGGACAGATTAATGAAATAACTGGATTATCAGATTCTATAGAAAATAGAGAAGTTATTATAGTAGAAGATATCGTAGATACTGGTCATACTATAGAATATTTAAAAAACTATTTACTTAAATTTAATCCATCTAATATAACTGTAGTGAGTCTTTGCTTTAAAAAGGAAGCATTTTGTTACACAACCCCACCCGATCATTATTTATTTAGTATACCTAATAAATTTATTATTGGTTATGGCTTAGATTATGATCAATATGGTAGAAATCTAACTGATATTTACCAAATTGAGAATAATTAAATAGTATATATTAACTTATCTTCGTCTATAATGTATATCAATGAGTTATCATCATATACATTATCTAATGAACTTAATAGGGTTTTATTATCTAATATGATAACACAGGTTATATTTGTTATTTCGGTTAGATTAATATTTTTAATACATAATACATTGCCTATAATATTTAATTTTACAATTAAAGGATCTACTGTAGATTGATATAGTACTGTAATATTCTGATCATTATACAAAATTAACTTTAGTATTTCGATAATATTTATATTTTCTGTTTTGCTATACAATGCAGTTATTAGATCCAATTTATATGAATATTTTGTAAAATATTCTTCGTATAATTTATCATTTTTATCTATTTTTTCAATATAATTTAATGCATATTTAATTGGATGTGTCTTATTTAATATATTTTTTTTGTCTATTTCAAAATATTCACTTCGTGCTGTATATTGATCTTGTTCTATTATTCTTTCGTAAATAAAATCTTTATAGTCTTTATTTTTAACTATATTGAATAAGTACAGTTTATTTAAATAGGTATTTTCACAATATATATTTGATACATTGTTCTCTAAGTCGTCTTGATTAATTAGTACAATAATCAAGCAATTATAAAATATAATATTTGACAGTTCAGTCATATTCATATCTTTAAGTTCATTCATACCTATTATTAAATATTTGGACTTTATATATTCTGAGCCGATAACTACTTTTTTTCGTTGCAAAACATTAAATAGATCAATATCAGTTTTATTGTTATAAAATACAACATCATATTCTTTTGATATATTTACAATATGATGACTATCTTGAGGAAGATATATAAACTCTTTAATGAGGGAACATTGAGACGTATTTATATTACTAATAATCATAGATTCTAAATCTATATGTATATTTGCAATGGGATTATCTTTGCATATTTTATAATTTTTATACTTAAGATTAGATAAACTATATTTACCAATACTTAAATTTATATTAAACTGGTCTTCTAAGACATGTTCAATATTAGATGGGTAATCAATAGGTATGTTATAATTAATATACATATATGATATAGGAATTCTAATATAGGAGGTTTTACATACAAAAACAAATTGATCATCTTCTAAAAACATATCTTTAATTGGAACATCTAATTTAAAAATATTACTAAATCCAATAATAGAGTAATTGTTATTTTTTAAGTAACATAATCTGTATAAATTATTAGAACATAATGTTGAACGAACAACTCCAATATAAATATTTTTGTAATAAACTAATTTAGTCACCCATCTAATATGTATTATAGAAATAGGTGAACAAAATTCGGATATCTGTGTTAATATATAGTCTTCTATAGATAGCCTGTACATTACCATTTTATCATATTCAAATAAGAAGATAGATATATATTCATCGTTGTGATTTATACAAGAAAAGTTATTTGGTTTGTTTTCTATTTTAATTATTGTTGAATTAAACTTATTGTTCAGATGAAGCTCCCCCTCTTTAATTATAAGAGTTGTAAGAACATTATTTAAATTTAAATAATATTGAGATTCGTGTTCATATTCTAATTGACTATCCATAAATGAGTAACACGAATCATATGAAGAATATTCTTCCAAATTTTTAGTATCATCAATATACTGATATAGTTCTTTTTGTATTCCAGTGGGCATCGATCTGCATAGTAAACAATCAGATAAAGCTATGCCTTGTAGAGTATTATTTAAACCTTTATAGGTATTAAACAAGTTATAGTGTATTAAATATTTATATATATCACTATTTTTAAACATTACTAAGTGACTTTTAAGATCCTCGCTATTGAATTTTTTTAATAATTCATAAGATTTTATATAATTACCATTTGATATTTCTATAATAGATAAAATATATAAAGGCTCTAATTTAGAAGAAAGTAACTGCAAACATAGATTAGATATGTGTTTTGCCTTTTTAAAATTATCTATTCTGTAATAAGACACAGACACTATATATAAGATTGCCCATCTATTGTACTTATCAAGTTCATTATATATAACGGTTTGATATTTAGAATAGATTTCGATTATATTAGAATATTTATTATTTACAAGGTTGCAATATATTCTATCTATCAATTCGAGACCCTTTATATGGTTAAATAAAAATATATAGTTATTTTTTATGGAGGTCCCTGAATTGTGAAATATTATAGAGCTTATTATATTATGATTATTTGTATCTAGTTTTCCGTACTCTCTTATCTTAACGTCGTCTGGTAGTTCTGTATATTCAGATGAATTTTTTATAGAAAATAATACAGAATAAGAATATTCACCATCATATTGCTCAACGTAACTATATTTATTAGTTTCATCATAAATATACGGGGCTATCACTTCTGTATTGTAGGCTAAATCTATAAAAACAGACACTTGACCATATTTGTTTGATTTGGAATATAATAAAGAATATATACTTTTAAAATTTATAAATGGCTTTTGAATTATAGTATATTCTATTTTAAGATTGGTAGAAGCTTTACCAAGTGTTTCTTCTATTTCAGACGAAGAATTATCAGCAGGTATATATATATTGATATAGGTTG